TCCGCTGATTCATTTTATCAATATCTGTTTTCCACAAATCTACCATTTGGCAGCTCACCATCTCAGGTGGGAATCTCATCTTAAAGAGCCGGGGTTTCTATGGAGGGCCCATCTGACGGTCATAAATAATAGCACCAAAACAGTGCGGTTCACATAATCGCGTCAGGACNGAGCCAAATAGACTATGTTATAGATATTGCATACCTCTCCACAGGAGTCGTTTCCGTCCCAACTTTCAAATTCGACATAAAATTCCCGGAAAATTCTCCTATCTATATTCATAAACGAAGATAGGTATGCAAATTTTTAATGATATTTACGACAATTATCGGAAAGGCCCGGACTACGATCAGTTCCATTCTGATTTTTGTACCCTCGCTTTTGAGTATCCTCCCAAGATATCGATTTTCGGGACGATAGAAAAATTGGAATGGGGGCATATGCTGGTGACCAGCCCGGTAAATGAGACCGTCGAATGGGCCTCCAACCTATGTCGCATTCAGCAGGAGGAAGGCATTACCAAGGTCAAATTCTGGAGCTCCAAGGGGATCTGTGAGGAATACACCATCCCCAGGGTACTATCAGTGAATGACCCGGATCTCCCCTACATCCTGCAGTGTTTTGAAGGAATGTGTTACCACGTAAGTAAATAAGATGGCCAAAAAGAAAGTTAAGCCAGAGGAGGTGATCATTACCCCACCAGAGGACGTACTGTCACAAAATGGGTTCTCCTCGGAAGAGGCGAAGTCGCTCTGTGGCTTTTCCCATATCCGGTATATCATGATCCAGGAGATCGTAAAAAACAAAACAAAAACCTTTACCTACCCCATCAAGGAGGCAGCAGCCCCCCTACGACATGCTAATAAGTACCTGTTGGGAAACCAAAGGGTAATCGTCCCGGGTATGGACACCGATGAGAACTTACAATATAAGTACTCCTATGTTGGGGAGGGCATCCAAATTCACGTATTCTGGGCTACTAAAAAACCAAAATCATGCGACAAGAACTAACCATTTTCTCCGCAGGAGCTATCTTCATCGCCCTCGTGGCTTTAATAGTGACCATTAGTACGGCCGTAAGCTCTATGATAGTCATATTTAACGGTCATCCCCAACTCTCCAGTGCTATCTGGGTTGGTGGTATTGTAGTATTCCTGATCTTTGCCCTGGTGGGTGCATTCTGTTTTAAGGTGACGAAATAATGGTGGAATATATATTAGACGATACTCCAAAGACTCCTTTCCTTATAAAGCATTATGTAGTCATTTACTACCTCCTTGTCATTTTGGTGGGGTTGGTGACTGCCACTTGCTTCTGGAATCATGTGGAGGACGATAAGAAAGTCCCCCTTGTTCTGGGGGTATTATGTGGAACTCCCATTTTTGTGGACGTACTCCTCACGATCTCCATACGTATACTAACTCATCGCAAAAAATGATGCCCAAAATTAAATATATATTGGAACACCCTCAACCGAACCCTAACCCTACCCGGTGTTTTGGGGTCATTGTAATCATTATCCCTATTTTGATTGGGGTGGTATTCGGTATCTGCGCTTGGGATAGCGTAGAAGAGGAGAAGAAGGTAGCCTTCATTATGGCTCTGGTAGCCGGAGTACTGTGGTTGATGAATGGATTTACATTCATTATTGATATTTGCTACAGAAGGTAACAAAATGACCAAAAACATCAGATATATATTAGAGGAACCACTCGGACCCCGGGGCTTTATAAGGCTATGGAAAAATAGCTTCCCGCGCTGCTTCTCGGTCATCACCGGTCTCGTGGTGGTCATCACCGGGACTCTTATATGCAGCTTAAACCCAAGTTTGGTCCTGGATAAGGAGATTTTCAACACTCTAAAGGATGCCATATTCAATACCTTCATCGTGAGTATGGCAGTGTTTATATTCACTCTGCTAATTTATGTAGTCAAAATTTGATTATGGCAACACTACCAAAGATAAAAAAAGAAATTAGAACGGTAAAGCTCTCCGAGCTCACCCCGTATCCGGGTAACCCCCGACACAATAACAAATCGGCCAAGATGGTCGCCAAGTCCATCCAAGAGTACGGGTACATCAATCCCATCGTCGTGGATGAGAATCTGGTAGTCCTGGCCGGTAACACGCGTCTCAAGGCCCTCAAGATCCTCCAGATAGAAGAAGCTGATGTGCTGGTGGTCTCCGGTCTCTCCGAGGCTCAGGCTGCAGGCTTTGTCATTGCTGACAACCGTATTGGTGAGTACTCCAAATGGAATATGGCCGGTCTTACTCGAATGGTCGATGGTAAGGAGGTCAATAGTGAGTTTCTCGAAGAGCTCGGTATCCGTTCGGTAGATAAGATGAAAGAGGAGTTGGAGGACCTCATTAACTCATGATTCGTTTTGTTCAACCTTGGGTCAAGGAAATCCCCCAACCCACCACTCTGGAAGAGGCTTTCCGTCTCGGAGAGTTGGCAGGTCGTATCTCTCATCGTTCGGAAGGGAAGATCACCCCGGACAGCTGGAGAAACTTCATCAAGAAGATGGAGAAACTCAACCACCTATCCGTACTCGAATTTGCCCCCATGTACCTCTCCGTACCATTTGACGTTCCTACCAAGGAGTTGGAGGATAATGAGTACACAAAAACCGTCTACGGCGATAGAACAGCCCCTGGCGGGGATGGGTATAAGTATATCACCACCAACTATCGCGTACTCGTGGAGAATGGCTGGACCGATATGACAAAGTACTGGAAGGTCACCCCTCACCATTACCTAAGACATATGTTCCACGTTCAGACGAGTATTGAGATCACCCGGGAGTGGAACCGTCATCGCAAGCTCTCCATCGTGGAGCAGAGTACCCGATATGTCCTCGCCACTCGCGACGGCTGTCTTCCTATCTGCTACGGGGTCACCCCCTTTGATAATGCCGAAGTAGACTATTTCAAGGAGGCCTCCAAGGTATACAGCTATCTGATCCACAAGGGTCGTAGAAAAGATGCAGCCCGTCGAGTCCTTCCCCTGATGACCGCTACGCAGGCTTTCTACTCCGGGTTCGAGGACGATTGGAAGAAGTTTATTAAGGACCGCACCAGTACATCGGCTCATGAGAATATCCGACCCCTGGCTGAAGAAATTGAAAAAATGATATATGGAAAATAAACCAAGGTTGGTTTTCGGACTCGGATCCGGATTTGTTTACGCCTGTGGTGGGGAGGGTAAGTGGAAAGAGGTCCTTCCGAAGGTCCTCTCCTCCGTCCCTAATGACATCCTCATCAGTACGGTCGATATGCCCAAGGTAGCCGCTAAGGTCATCTACGACTGTGTAGGAACAGATCGTCTCTACCTCGACTCCGGAGGTTTTACCCTCTTCAAGTACGAGATGAAGTATGGTAAGGATAACCCCGAGTTTCATGATAAGTGTGAGAAGATGAAGAAAAAATTCCTCTCTATGCTCCGTACTATCAAGCCCAAGGAAGTTTTTGAACTCGATAATGAGTACTTCCGTCACGACCCCGACCTACTAAGCCCTAAGAACTACTGCCGGGAGGAGATCAAGGAGCTCCTGGGTTACTACCCTACCCCGGTCTTCAAGCTCCACCAGGGCTTTCAGTACTGGAAAGACCTGTGCGACTCTGACCTCTACCCTCGCCTGGCTATCGGGGGATTGGCTCAGACCCGGGCGTGGAACACCAATACCGAGGAGCTGGCCTTGATGATGGAGTATGCGAGAGAGAAAGGTAAGAAGGTCCATCTGCTGGGCTGTCAGAATGTGGAGGCTTTTAAGGAGATCCAACCGGACAGCGTGGACTATTCCATTTTCCAGTATGCTATCAACCTCCAGCTGGCCAAGCAAGACCTCCCCGAGCTCAGTGAGTACAAGGATCTCAAGCAACGCACTATGATCTGCGCCGTCAGTCGAGCCAAGCAGCGTAGTTTCCTTTATGACAGTTATCAGAGAGAGAACCGTGAAACAGAAATTTGATAGTGCCACCAACGAACTGGAGATTTTTGGTAAGACCCTGACTGTGGAGCTCTCCGAGAACTACTTTTTCTACCCCCGGAAAATCCTCCGTGGTCCTTGTATAGCCATTGGGGAGCATGGGGTATTCTGTTGCAATAACGGTAAGGTTTGTACGGAACTACCCCTTACCGAGGAGAATTTGAATTATGCCCTGGTGGAGCTCCGTCGGAAATGTTGGGATAAAATTATGAGGGTGATGTTAGACTTATGAGTATGGGAATAATCCAATACAACAATATAGATGAGGTAGGGTACTGGTTCCAGAACCTCCCTCGGGGTAAATATGACTACATCCAAGTAGAAATTATCCAACGGAGGAAGGATGGGGCTACGGAGTACCGAGGGGATCAGCCAGAGAGTCGCACGATCCGGAAATTTTTCCTCAAAGACCCGGAGGAGCTCTGGGCTAAAGCCGAGGATATCCGGGAGATCTGTATAGCCAACAAGGCCCGAGCTTATGTCTACCCTTCCTATGTGAACCGGAAAAAGGTCTACCACGAGATCCTCAAAAAGATGGTCGATCTCGTCACCAGGGAGGAGTATGGAGTATCCGTGGAAAAAATCACCACGGGACAAGCATCTAAGTGCCTCAGTAACAAGTACCTGATGTTTGATGTAGATACCCGGAGTAAGGATACCTTGACCCAACTCATTGAACTGATCAAGGAACATACGACAGTCATTATGGTAAACCATACGGTAAATGGCTTCCACGTGGTATGTAAACCGTTCAATTACACTACGTTACAGCTCCCGGAGAATGTCGAACTGAAGACTAAGTGTATGACCTTGTTATATTTCAACGGGTTGGTGTAAAATCCACTACGCGACTTCGCCACCTGCGGTGTAAAAAACACCGATCTTTGACTTATATATAAACATGGACAACTTCAAGACCTACGACCCCAAGCCAAGCAGGATATGTGCCGAAGGCTTATATAAGCCCGGGTACAGCCTGTACTTTACTACCTGGACCAGGGATATTCGGATAGGTAAGGAGGTCATTTCCTACCTCCATCCAGTACCCCAACAGAAGAGTATTGTTCCGGAGGAAGAGGTATTTAGTGTACTCCCTTTTCAGGAGTACGGATTCAACATCCTCCTGAGACCACAGAGCAGGGAGATAGACCTATATCTCGGTTATATCCGACTACATTCCTACCCCTACTCCAAGGAACAGCTGGATAGCCTCGTGGGGTATATCAGGACTAACAAGGTGGAGCTCTACCGGCTGAACTATTTCACCTCGGTGGATGTGTGGGGTAATGAAGAGGCTTTTGCTCTGGGATGGCATCCCAAGTCCATTTTCCACAGCGCTCCGGTACTAAACTACCGGGAGCCTCTTACCCCTCCTATGGGAGTTACCGAAGTAGCCCGGTGGCTACTGGATAAGTTCCCCCTTTGGGAGCATGTGTCCTTCGTCTATGACCAACCAACCAAGGTCCTCACCTTCACCAGAAATACCTTATGAGCGTCATTATCAGTGGATTTATTAAATGCTTCTCTCCCCCTCGGTCTCGGTTCCCGTGGTTTTTAGTGAGCCTTGCCTTGACGATATGGATAGTGGCTCATTTTGTTAGTGGAGCTCCGGATACGGGACGTATGGTGGGGGGCATTTTGGCTTCCATAATCCCTGGTTTTATCTTCACCTACTGGGTAGGGGTACTATTGGGGAAAATATATTAAAGTATATGATAACAAAAGGGGTGATTAGGGTAATCGGTCAGATCCTTGTCGAACTAACCTTTATGATTCTTTTGCTCGTTGGAACGGCCTATCTGTTCATTACGTGGATTATTACGGTCTCCCAAGGTTGTCCTGATGGCCCCCGGTCATCCATACCCTGGCAATGATCTTCCTCCCTTATGGTCTTTGTGCTCTCATGAACGCTTATCACAAGCATATGTGGAGGAGGAACCTGTTTAGATTAAAAAGAAGGAATTTCCGTCCGTAGGACGGCAATCTCAATTTGAAATATATGGTAAAACTTATTTTCGGCATCATTGCCCTGGTAGTCCTCGTTATGGCCACGGCCCTTGGCATCCAGTGGCTCTTTAATGCTTACCACGAGGCTAATCTCGAATGGTGGCATATTTTCCTCGCGATCGGGGTGGTCCTCGGTCTATCCTATAAAAGTTAATCCTTATGAAAATTTTCATCGATTACTTCCTATATATGGTCATAATGAGCCTTACAGGAATGCTCTTTCTGTGGCTGTTTTGGGGGAAGACCCTGGACCCCTCGTTCCTGTTTCTCTCCCACCTATTCAGTCTGGACTATGCGTTCAAGGAGAATTACGGCAAATCACTTGTAGAAATTTTTTAGTATGAACCACCCCAAGGTATTTATGTTCTCCAAGATGAACCCCGAGCTCAATGCAATCGTTCTCCTTGGAAAGGCCGGACGAAAGATGGAGCTTCCCATTGGCTTTGATGTGAATGGAGTAATCATTGACCAGCATAACGAGGAAGAGTTTCATTGTGAGGAGATTAAGCCAATGCTTTTCCGCATTAGCCATAATGGTGGATCTATCCTTGTTGGCTCCCACCGTCATCCCAAAAAACTCCACCCCCATAAGAGACGGGGGTGGATTTCCCAAGACCCTCACCCCGCGGTGATGAGAGAAGGGACGGTTGCCTTTGGGTCTCGTCGTGGTAATAAACTGATCTTCCGTGAAAACGGCCCCCTCAAGGACGGGGATAAGTCCGTAACCGTAACTAAAAATGGTAGTACGTGGACGGTAAAGGTACTCATCCACACAGGAAAGGTGACTCGGATTGACCAGCAAATCGACTTTTACCTCCCTCATATTGCCCTCGAGATGGCCAGCTATTTCCTCGGTAAGAAACTTTATGTAGATGGAGTGATTTATGGATAGATATGTAATCAAATATATCCAGGGGGCTTATGAGAACCTCTGGGACATCACCAACTATATGGTAGGTACTATGGGTCTGTTCTATGACAAACCCTCTACCGTGACCTCCTCAGGGTCAGTCGTGTGCTACCTATCCTCGGTAAATGGTCATCCTCATGCTCATTTTGCACTTCCCCTGATGGAGGGTAACGCTTTTGGGGACTTATCTGTGGCCATCACCCCATACGCTGAAGCGGAGATCAAGATCGTAGACCGAGAAGGTCATACCATCGAGGAACTTAATGAGATCACCGAGGAGAATTACAAGACCTTTATTCAGGTGGCCGACGCCATCAAGAACAACAAGGGGTCGATATACACAGCTATCGACAAGCGGGGGTAAAATAGTACCACGAAATTCTTATATATAGCATATGGAAACAGAAAATATCATCATCAGCCTCTCCGGAGGCCTCGACAGCAGCTGTCTTGTCCCTTACCTCCTCGCATCCGGAGTAAAGAAGATCAAGGCCTATAGCTTCAAGTGGGGACAGAAACACTCCGTGGAGCTCAAGAAGGTCAAGAAGAACATTCAGTTCCTCCAATCCAAGGGAGTAGACATCACCCATCATATCATTGACCTTACCGATGCTTTCAACGAGTCTAAGAGCTCGCTCCATAAGGGTGGGGAGGCTATCCCCGAGGGTCACTATGGGGATGGAAATATGAAGAGTACGGTAGTGGAAAACCGCAACGTGATCTTCTCCAGCATCATCTACGGTAAGGCCCTTAGCTGGTCTAAGGAAGTTGGTGATGTAGGTATTGTGTTGGGTATCCACAAAAACGACAACGAAAACTACCCAGACACCACCCCCGAGAGCCGTGTGGCCTGCGAAGAGGCCTTCAAAATCAGTAACTGGGGTAGTGAGAATGTAGACTATATCGCTCCCTTTGAGTACTATACTAAGGCCCAACTCCTGCACGAGTCTATTGACGCTATGAAGTCCCTCGGATGGACGAAGTCGGAGGTCAAGAAGTTCCTGAAGAATACTCATTCTTGCTACAATCCCGATTCCGAAGGTCGTAGCTGTGGTAAGTGTGGTACTTGTCACGACCGACTGGAGGCCTTTGCTGAGAACAAGATGAAGGACCCTATTAAGTATGTAGAGTAATTATGCAACTAACAGGAAAAGAAATTTTAGAAAAGGGGATCATCACCAGGAGCTGTCCCGATGGTCTCCAACAACAGGGTATTGACGTGCGAGTGAAGAAGATTACCAAATTCCTCCCTACGTCCACGGGTCATATTGGCCTGAAGTCAACAGCCCTACCCAAGGCCCAAGACAAGGTCGAGATTGCCCCTATCAACGGGGTCTTTACCCTTACCCCCGGCTATTATGAGCTGGAGATGGAGGAAGGCTGCGACATGAAGGATCGCTACGCAATGACCCTCAAGACCCGCAGCAGCCTCTGCCGTTGTGGCTCGGAGATCGTCGGTGGTCAGTTCGATGCCGGTTTTAAGACCAATAGCATCGGCTGTTTCCTCCGAGTCGAGTTCCCCATCAATATCGAAGTAGGGGCTCGTGTGGCCCAGACTCTCGTTCATGAATCCACACCGGTCATCAACCTCTACGATGGTCAGTGGCAGAATGACAAGCAACGACTATAATGGCTTTGTATATCTCTTTGGTTATCCTGTTGGTCTTTACGCTGGTATTCATGTTCCTCTCCGCGATGGACTCGAATATCCGTAAGAACAACGGGATGTTCCTTACTTTGTTGTTCGCAATGAACCTTTTTTGGCTCGTACATTGGTGTATTAAGATTTTCGGGAGTGTTTATGGGATCAATTAGTCATCGCCCCCGCGTAGCGGTGGAATATCCCATCGGATACCTAAATCTGGACGGGTCCACGGACTATGACTTTGTGCTTCACCATCTTCTGGATAACCCTACCTATCGTAATTGGTATAAGGCTTCGCGAAGGACCCGGGGAGCGCTCCCCGGGGGCTCTACGAGGATAATGATTCTGGACAACTCCGCTTACGAGTACTTCATTCGTGGCGAGGAGCTGGACGTGGAGCATTTCATCAAGTGTATTGAAGACCTCCAACCCGATTACTACCTCCTCCCCGATGTACTGATGGATAAGGAGAAGACGATGGAGATGGTGAGGAACTGGCCAGGTACGACCGTGGGAGTAGGCATTCCTGTCCTCCAGGGTAATAGCCTTGCAGACTTCCGAGAGTGTCTTAGTCTTTATAAGTCCCTCGGGTACAACTACATAGCTATTCCTTTCCATAACCGATTCCTGTGGGAGCTGGGTGGTAATCCGATTATGACCGAGGCCCCCGACGACCTCCGCTATGCTGTGGGGAGACGAATCTTACTCAGTAAGCTGAGCAAGGATCTGGAAGGTCTTTCCGTACACCTCCTCGGTACTCACCATCCTATTGAGTTCACGGAGCTCCCTCCGTTCGTCAAGACCATTGATACGGCCTATGCTGTCAAGCAAGGGGTAATGGGAAGAGGTCTGTATGACCGAAAAGCTCACGTACTCATTGACGACATCGGGATGCTTACCCCGGCCCAGCTGTGGAAGGTCCAGTCCAATGTTCAGGAGTTTATCCAAATGGTAAAATATGGGGAGTAAATCCTGATATATATTATAAAGCCCCATACACAATTTAATTTATGAGAATAACCAAGATTTTTACTGCGGAAGGCAGTCACGTGGTCAGAAACTGCACCTCAAAGCGCTGTTCCCATAGCGTACACGGCCACAGTTATAAGATTGAAGTGGAGTTTGAGGCCACTCGTCTTGATAACGCCCAGATGGTAATGGACTTTGGTCTGATGAAGGGTTCTATCAAGGAGCTCATCGACTCTATGGACCACTGTCATATCATCGCGGACACGGAGTCGGAGGAATACATCAATTTCTTCAAGGCTCATAACGACCGATATATCATCACCCCATTCAACCCCTCGGCAGAGATGTTGTCGGTGTTCATTTTCCGACTCGTAAGTGACCTACTCAAGGACTCGGTCTTTGCTAATGGGGAGAGTGGTATAGAGGTCCGCTCGGTCACGGTTTGGGAGACGGCTACCGGTCGTGCCAAGGCCACGTTCGAAGATCTCAATTTCCTCCCGGACGACTTCTACCAACGACTGAGATTCTCCGAAGGGGTCACTAGCGAATGGGGTGACACTCTCACGGGATGGTGGTTCTTGGGAAATAAGGTCCATTACCCTGCCGTTACCCAGCAGATTGAGCTCCGATGAGAACTCTCGTAGACGTTATTACGGACGGAACGGCCACTATCGTGGAGAGTACCGTCTTTAACCAACTGGAAGGGGATAAGGAGGAGGCCAAGCGCCTCCTCCAAAGTATCCTACGGAGTGACGATTTTAACCGGGCTCTGGATATTATCTACCAGCACTGGGAAGAAGATGGTTCCAAGGAGATCTATACCCCTATCCGATATACCGGGGATAGGAAGAAGGTCAAGATCGCGAGAAAATTTGCCGAAGGGGACTGTGCTGCCCACCTCATCCAGGCCGGTTATGCTATCCAAGGAGGTTTTCTCAAATTCGGTAAGAATAAGGTGGTATTTGGGAATGGCAGCCCCCGTGGGGTCAGAGCAGCCCGAGGACTGGAGCTGGAACACGACCTTCTCATTGACATCAAACAGGCTATCCTCCATCGTGTGACCGGGGAATGGGCCTCCCGAGAAGACCTCGCAGTTCCGGGTAATCCTAACTACACGAAGAAAGGGACTATCCTCCACCCTCATGTGGAGTCAGCTCCGTTCATCGATAGGGTCATTGCTAACCTTAATACCATCAGTGTAGATGAAGTGAACTCCATTGTCCTTCTCACCGGCTCCGGAGACACGAAGAGAAACCGGGATGGGTGGATTTTTGATAAGAATCTGGTCGTGAACAAGGACTTTACTGGATCCGAATCCGCCAAGGTCATCGCCGATATCACAGTGGAGATCCCTGGTAAGACCCCAGTCTATATCAGCTGTAAGATGGATACGGCTCAGCTCAGTGGTATCAGCGTGAACTTCATGAATACCTCCGACTGGGATAAGGATAAGGCCTTCGGGAATTTCTTCACGACCTTTGGTATCGACCCTGAGACGGTAGCTGACTGGTATAGAAGTGGAGACGGAGCAAAGTTTACCGAGGAGATCACCGGTAACCCCGATATGACCTCCCTGGGCTGTCTTATGGCTAAGCTCATCGGAGGAGACTACGTCTACCTCACCCCGACTAAGTGCATCGAAGTACCGTCGGAGAAGGAGATGGCTACCTCTATTGCTCGCAAGATGAGACCTACCCGTTACCGGATCAGTGCTGGGGCAGGTAAGACCATTATGATCGACTATAAGATCGGATCCCTGGGAGTGGCCTTTGAGTTCCGTACCGACGGGAAGGGAGGGAGAAAGTACCCCTATCGACTGTTCCCTAAGGTGCAAGTGGCTAAATTGTTGGAGAATTTATGACAAAAATATCAATAAACGAGATCTTCGGTCCTACCATCCAAGGGGAAGGGGTATGGACTGGCTGTCCTGCGATCTTCGTACGACTCAATGGATGTAACCTCCGTTGTGTCTTCGCCGGAGGGTCTATCTGCGATACCCCTTATACCTCTCACCACGCGGAGAAGGTAGAGCCTATGGAGATTTCCGAGGCTATCCGCGAGATCGAGGAGAAGATGAAGGGGAATACTATCACCGACCTCGTCATCACCGGTGGAGAACCCCTCCTCCAGAAAGAGGCTCTGGGAGAGCTCCTGAGGGAGTTTAAGAACCGACACAAGGAGGTAAAGATAACAGTGGAGACTAATGGTAGTATCCTCCCCACGGAGACCCTTTTCCATTACGTCAGTCTCTGGTCAGTATCCCCTAAGCTCGCTAACTCGGGCTGTTTTGAGGGGACTGATATCCCCGAGAAGGAGAGGAAGATGCACCACAAGAACCGTTATAATCCCAAGGCCTTGTCGGAGTTTGTCGCCCAGGCCAATGCCTTCCAGTTTAAGTTCGTCTATACCAACGACGAGACGGAGAAAATGGTCGATGAGGTTATGGACCCCCTGGTGAAGGAGTTTGGCTCGTATGTCCATAGTCGGGTACTCATCATGCCCGAAGGTCAGACTCTTTCCCAGATCAACACAAGTACGGAGAAGGCCTTACCCGTCTGTTATAAGCGCGGGTGGAGGTTCTGTGACCGACTTCATATCCGTATTTGGGGGGATAAGCGAGGAGTGTAATGGTCCTTGACCCTAACCTATTAAGAATCAACCAGTTGGTGGGAGGAAATCTGACGAAATTCTTCCACCAACCGGTCGTTCTATGCGAGGTGGATAAGATCAACCCCTATGCCGATGATGGGATTTACCAGTACGGCCCGGAGAAATTCGCCTGGTGGAAAAAGGGTCGTAATTATATCCCGATGAAAGCCTTCACGTGGCTCGATGGAGGGGTAAAGGAGATATACTTAGGAGACCTCCTCACCAACCAGTACGAAGAGAAAAGGTACTGGATAGTAAAATACCTCGGATAATCTCCTATATTTATCCATAAAGTATAACTTAAAATGTAGACCTTATGGACCCTCTTATGGAGTATTACCTTTCTAAGGAAAATGAGGAGTTCTTCCTCCACCTCGATCAAATCTATTCAGAACAAGTTAATTAACACATATATATGGATGTACGAAAGCTAAAACGCGTTTACGAGAAGGATTTTGTTGCCGATGAGGCCTATGTAAAGACCCTTCCCGACCTGCAGAATACCCAGGTGCATACTATCCCCATTGAGATGGTAGGTATTCACGGATTTCACATGCCCCTGAAGCTCCGAAAGAAGTCCGGGGGTCTTATGGATATCAATGCCAATATCACTGGTACAGTCAGTCTGGAGGCGGAGAAGAAAGGCATCAACATGAGTCGAATCATCCGCACGGCTTATAAGAACCAGGACTCAGTCTTTGATATCAACGAGCTGTGTAAGGTCCTCGACCAGTACAAGAAGGACCTGGACAGTTTTGATGCCCATATCACTATGTCTTTCGACTACTACCTCTGGCAGGAGGCCCTTCGCACGACTAAGGAAGACGGCACGAAGGAAGGTGGTTGGCAGTACTATCAGGTCTCTTTTGACGTGGACCTGGACAGGAGAGGTAAGTACCGCAAGGTTATGTGGCTGGACTTCGTCTATAGCTCGGCCTGTCCCTGTAGTACGGAACTTAGCCTTCATGCCGCGGAGACCCGCGATGTCTATGGTATCCCCCACAGTCAGCGTAGTGTCGCCCGTATCGGGATCGAGATGAACGATATGATCTGGATTGAGGACCTCGTCGATCTCTGTCGTGAGACCCTTACGACGGAAACCCTCGTCTTCTGCAAGCGTCAGGACGAGCAGGCTTTTGCCGAGAAGAACGGGGCCCAGCCTAAGTTCGTCGAAGATGCAGTGCGAATGCTCGGTAATGCCATTGGTCAGATGCCCGGGGTAGGTGGCTTCAAGCTCATCGTCAGTCACCTCGAGAGCCTCCACAGCCACGATGCTATTGCCGTGATGGTCAGTGGGGATGGGTTTACTAAGGACGTCAGTGTTGACGAGTGGAAGTCTCTTAAGCGATAAGACTATGGCAAAAACCCACCACCAACTCGACGGCCGAGAAATGTGGATCTTTGATGAGCCTAAGGCGATAGTGACTATCTACTACCCCGGCCTTCAGAGTAACTGGATCGGAACGGTCAGCCGTTACGTAGAAAACTGGTGTGACGAGGGATTAGATGTCCGTACCTATGCCGAGGCCAAGAAACTGGCAGAGGAATGGTGTAAGGAGATCGAGACCAAGCACAAGGACGACTGGCCAAATAAGGACAAGCGACTGGAAGTACTTCAAAACGAGCTACTGATTAAGGATGCGAATAATCTATAACCGATTCCTTCCGTTCCCGGGTTACACTGCGGTGAACCTCTTCGGGGTACTCTTTGTTCGTAAGGAGCATAAGAGTAAGACTGGGGTAAAATTCCGGATGATGGTTACCCACGAGACTATCCATACTAAACAGATGCAGGAGATGGGATATATCTTCTTCTATATCTGGTACTTAGTCGAGTGGCTCATCAAATGTCTATGGTATTTCAGTCCCACGAAGGCCTATTATGCAATTTCTTTCGAACGGGAGGCCTATGACAAGCAGTGGAACGCTGCCTATCCCTCAGAAAGGAGACCTTTTGCCTGGGTAAAGCTCCTGTATGTAAAAAACCGGAAGCATTCTCCTATATATTAATGTAAGCAAAAAATAACTAAGTATGCACCTCCTACATTTTGAAGATGACTCGACCCCTTGCTGGTCGGAACTATCCATCGACGAGCTGAAAGAACACCTCCGGGAAGAAGAGTCCTCGTGGTATAGAAAGACTTTTAGTCAGGAGTCCGCTTCTACCACCCTCAATAATGTGGAGGTCATACTCAGTTACTTAGATGCCTCCCCCCACACAAGTGACCTCCAAAAGGCCGTGTGTGTGGTCCTATTCAAAAGTTATTTCAACAAATTCAAGAACTATTTATCTATATTTAAGTAATTATGCGTATCAATGAAGCAAAGCAGGGTGAAGTCGTATTTGCAGGTGATCAGGCCTACAAGATCATCGAAAAGATCACCTCTGGTGTTATTGTAAAGAACGTGGAAACGTCCGCGGTTTTCCTCGTCACCGAAGACGTGGAGGTAGTCTCGGCTGAAGACAAGGTCCAGGCCGTACTAAATAAGTTCATCGATAAGGTAGGCGAAGCCTTTACTAAGGAACTGGGGAGTCTTGAGTCCGACGACGATGAAAGCGCTGAAGCGCACAGCTCCTTCGGAGAAGACGAGTACGATGAGGAAGATGAAGACGAGGACGACTACGACGAAGAAGATGCTGATGAGGAGCTCTACCACGAGTGCGTCGAAGAAGTAGTCGAAGACCTCAAGGACAATGGTCTCGTCGAAGCTGGTGAGGCAGCCGAAAACATCCTCCTCGATACGGAAGCACGCTATAATGCGGCTATCGTAGATGCTATCGCGAAGATCCGAATGTTCCGTTACTCGGAAGATCCTGAGCTCCTCGACGATATTGAAGAGACGCTCTTCACGCTCTTTTAAGCTCACCACCCGAAAAACACATAAAAAAGGGGAGACGATTTCTCGTCTCCCCTTGTCTTTTTAGGTTGGTTTAGTACCTTGGTGAACTCTTAATACCTCCGGTACGGTAGATAGTAAGCGTCTGGACCATCTTACCTGTCCCACGGGACGGCTCGATGTCAATATCCAGAATGACCATCTCGTTATCAATGACCTCTGGGGTATTGTTCTCACTGTCACATTTGGTTCGGTAGTCATAGACCCCACCATTAGCCCGGATCAGGTCGAGCTTCACATCGGCCTTGGCCTTGATCTTCTCGCGGAGCTCCTGAGTATTCAGCTCCCACTGGTACCCCCGGAGCATATTCTCAATCTCGTTCTGGAGGAAGATGACCAGCTCCCTGACATGGACCTTAGAGAGGGCCGAGACGGGAGTCTGCTTAGCCGTCTGATTGGAGTTGATCACTACTCCGTAACGGGGTAGTCTCACGATAGCGTTGACACCAAATGGCTCCAGGACATCCAGATCCTTCCTCGCGTAGCTGTAGTCAGGACCGACGAGACCGTTATATTCCACGAGACCGTGGTTAGGACCGGCGACGATATAGTAGGGAAGACGGTTCTGCCACTTGTCGATGAAGAGGTTACTAACAAGAGCTGCTGAGGGGATAGTCTGCTTTACTGCCCCTTCCTGGACGACCAGCTGGGTATAGAAAGCACACCAGGACGCTCCCTGGGTCTCCGCGGGAAGGCTAATACCGTTCTGCATCTTTGTGACCTCCTTCATATCAAAACCTCCGTCGTAGCGGGAATGACCACAATGGCTCATGATAGCATCCATCGGAGGGAAGTTAAGGAGAGCGAGGGCATTGTCCTTAGCCATAGCGATACCCGACAGCTGGCTCTTCATGCCATAACCGGGGTAAGACTGGAACGTGTCGATGAGGTAGTGGTAATCGACGTCGATGTTATTGGTCAGAGCCTCGCGGATACCCTTGTACGAGAGGACGCCGAAGATCTTGTCCTGGAGGGTCTTACCCGCATCAGTGCGAGTGATGGACTTGTACTCATACCCTTCGAGGTAGAGACCTGTGGGGTAGATATGAACCCCGGCATCAATAGCATTGCGGAGCTCCGTACCAGCCTCGAGGTTACCGAGACCGAGACCCGAGCAGACGAGGGAGAAATAACTCCTTACCTTCGTAGGCTTGACGATCTCAGCCAGCTTATCCTGCAGACCCTTGAGCTCTACTTCGAGCTTGTCGGTATTCTCTCCAGCGGTTTTCTTAGTGGCCATCTCAACCTCCTTGTCTCGGATCTTCTTCTCCGTCACCGTCTGTTCCTTCGTATACAGCTTCTTCGACGAGGCAGGGGCGAGCTCCCCACGGTCATACTCAAACTCTCCATCAGCATCGAGGTCAGCTTCGGCGATCTCGTCGAGGAAGAGCTCATTGAAATGCATCAGACACTTGTGGTTGTTGTAGTCGAGGTTGAAGATAAGGTCGAGGGAGATATAGTTACCCAGGCTATCACGGAAGTTAGGAAGGAGTGTACCGGAATAGTGACCGAGGAAGTTACTGGTGCTAACAGCCGCCATATCATCCAGGGCATCGGCTTTCTCGCCATAGGAATTGAGGTATCCGGGATTGACCTTTACCTGACCATCCTCTACCACACAGAACTTCTGCCAGGCGAGGATAGCTTCATGCTCGGAGGTGATCCACTGCTGACCATTAATACGAGGGAGCTGCTTCACATCGACCCCGGTGAAATCCTTCCACTTAGCTGCTTCTGCAGAGATGGTGATATTGAAACGCTTCTTCTCGTATCGGGGAGCGACCTCAGTCCATTCTTCTGTGCCGGCTTCGGAGACCTCACAGATGACAAATTCCTCAGGACGGCCACCCTGGTAGGTCTTGATAGACTTAAGAACGGGATACTGGTAGTACTTCTTACTCAGCTCTTCGATCTTCGCTGGGGTGGTGGCTGCGTTGATCTCCGCGGCCGTCGGCACGTCCCAGTAGATGAGATCCCCTTCGGAGTCCTTAGCATAGACAAACTGACAAGGAAGGCTGGAGCCGAGGGAACCGGTATATTCAAAGAGGGATTCCTTATTCAGGTTACCCTTGAACACATACACTTCACCGAAGTACTCATCGAGGTAACGATCCTTGATCGACTCGAGGTAGGTGGGGAGGTCTTCGCGGTTGTTGGAGAACCAGTCGGAGATCTTCACGGCATAGCCCGAAGGGACGGTGGGACGGAAGAAGACTGTTACGGAGTCGTCCTTGGTCGAAGTCTGAACGATACGGACATAGCCGTTCTTATCCCCCTTGGAGATGCGGATATCATGAAGACGGTTAGCATCCACGCTCCAGAAACGGTTTGTGTCGTAGATAGATACGACCCCGGTATCACGCTGACCCTTGGTGGTGGAGGCCACGACGCACTTACCCCCGCGGACCTTGGAGAGCCCGTCGAAGATATCTACCCCGGAGAAGGTATAGATGGACGATTCCTCGGGGGTTTCCCCGGCATTAAATGGCTTGATATTGAGTGCGAGGATAGGACCACGATCCAGGGCCTGGATAGCCAATCGGTGGAAGTATACCCCACGCTTCTCCATTCGGCGACTGATATTACCGAAAAGTTGGATGAACTCGGCGGCGTCCTTGATGTAGACAGGGGTGTTGAATGGTCCAAGCTCTGAATAGCCCACGACAAGACGGAGAGTGACCTCCGTCCCCGAGGGTATAACCGACTTGTCAAACACATACCTGTAAACGCCGGCAGATTTGATTCTGCTTAGGTAGTTTGGTAATGACATATATAAATAGCTATTTTCTATATTATAATAATGCCCTGTTGGGTAGGCTTATAATAATACGGGAAAATCCACTACGCGACTTCGCCCCTTTTGGACAAATTGGAACCTGTATTATGGGACAAATTGGAGAACTCTGGGGAACATTTTGGAGGTCAAAAAATGGCAATTAAAGAAATTTGTCCGGGGCACAAACTGGCCAATTAAAGAAATGACAACAGGGTTGTCATCGCTTAATTAAGGAAAATTTTCCGGAGTAGTTTGCATGATACATCTCCGCCACAGGCGGTAGTTTTATCCAATGAATATGGTGGTCATCCAATCAGCTTCGCTGCTGGCAGGCCCATTCCCTTTTATTATGCACTATCCAAACTCCCGGAGTTCCCATAGCATTTTGGGTCTCAAAATGGCCTGTTTTTGCTGTTTTTAAGCATTTTCTTGAAAGTTGGGAGGGTGGTAAGATCGTAAACATAGCTTATTTCGCACATAATCGCGCCCTGACGCGCGATCTCCCCTCGAGTAATATAAATGTATAGGTGACCTGATTTGAGCGCAGTAGGGCGCGATTATGAAGCTCAACACAGTTGCGCCGGGTTGGAAACCTGAGCTCAGAATAAAATCAGGTCGTCCCGTGGGGTAGTCTTGTACCTCAAAATGAGCCTTTTTATAGCATTTAATAGGGGATTTAGATGACGAGCTGTTTTAGAGTCAAAAATAGGCGTAAAAATCTGATATCAAAAAGTGCGTTTGCGCGCTGTTTGGATGGGTCGGAATTTGGGTCTCAAAATAGGGTCATTTTGGAGCTCTTTTTTGGACCCTCAAATTGCAGTGCTTTTTCGCCTCGAAAAAGGGCCTCAAAAAACGCCTTAATTTCTAT